CTTCCAACGCCGCAACTTCCTCTTTAGGAATACAAAAATCTATTGAAAATAAAGCAGTTATATCTATTTCATCTAATTTTTCGCCGGTACGCTGAACTACGGGCTTACCACTATTAATCGGTATCTGGCCATAACCGGTTTCGTGGGTTATGGCTAACGCCTGTGGAAGCTTTATCCCTTCAAACTTATATGTACCTAATTGTAAGAACATTACCTATAACTTATACGCGCCTGATTTTTAAAATAGTCGTTTAATACCGCGATTACATCACGTTTGTGTGCGTTTAGTGCCTTTACAAAATCGTCTTGATTTGATCCAGGAGCTACATTGATTATTTGATGATACTGTATAACCGGATTTGATCCCGGAACAGCCGACGCAGATGCATAAGACGCCGATGCCGGTGAATAGATTGTAGAACTCTTAGCAGTAGAGTGCTGTGCAGCTTTTTCTATCACCGAATGTCTATTGTAAGTATTCGAAACAGATCGAATTAAACTTGTTGAATTACTAAAAACCTTTTTACCGGAATTGTATCCGTTTATTTGCCTAATGCCTTCCAATGCCGTGAGTCCGGCCGTTTTGAAATGACCTGTAAACAAAAGCCCTATAGCTTTACCAATATTTCCAATTCCGGACAATAAATCCTTGACGCGGTCTATTACATATTCTTTTAAGATATTGCCAAATCCCTTTATGACATCCCAAGTTGTCTTTAAAAATGCCCGAAATCCGGCAAACTTTTTCCATAAAAGAACAATCCCAACCGTCAAGGCGCCTACAGCGACTACTATCCCGCCAATTGGACTTGCTACAAAAGCAGCATTGAGGAGCCATTGAGCACCAGCCGCAACTTTAGTCCAAACAGATACCAGGCGTTCGGCTATTCCAAACGCTTTTATGCTATCCATTGCGTAAATCGCACGCAATCTTAAATCAATTAAAGATAATGAACTGATTTTAGAAACAACAGCCCAAACAGTTTGAATAGCCATTGTCGCTTTAATGATGCCACTGATCATTACGATTGATGCGTCAACTCCGGCGATATAGGGCAAAGCTTTTGCGAGCCCATCAACGAGCCCTTTGTTGTTTTTTACCCATTTTGAAATGCCATCCGCTATCTGACTAACTTTATCTATAAGACTGTTGATTTGATTAATATGAGAAGCTACTACACGAACAACCATCCCCTCCAACTTCTCTTGAATCTCAACAAGCTTTTGCTTTGTCTTTACGAGATTGGAAATTTCGGAAGAACTCATCAATTCGCCATTTTCCTGCATCGCCTTTCGTTCTTCTTCAAATCCGGCTGCGCCCTGGTTGAGGATCGGAATCAGCTCTTTTCCGGATCGACCAAATAAACTCATGATCAGCCCAGTTTTTGCGGTGCTATCTTTCATCTTTGAAAGCCGGTCGGTAATCTGGAGCATCATTTCGTCTGTACTTCTCAAGCTTCCATGCATATTCGTGACACTTAATCCAAGCGCCTTAAAAGCTCTTTGCATCTCGGCGCTGCCACCAAGTTTGACCTCTGTCATGTTTTTTGCCAAACGGGCGACGCCTTTTTGAAAAACATCCTGATCTATCCCAACTTTATGAAGCATATTTGCATATACCTGCACAGAATCAGAACTTATATTTCCAAGCTCTTTTGTTAAATTATTTATGTTTTGCGCCTTAGATGAAACGTTCTCGATGCCTTTAAAAGCAGCAACGCCCAAACTGGCACCAACGGCCATAATGCCTGTGCCAATCTCGGCCATTTTCTTAGAAAATTCTCCAGTCTCTCTCTTAAGCTTCTGTAGAGACTTGTTCGATTTCTGTGTTGCCTGTTCTACCACGCGACTCATTTTATCAGTCGCCGATAATACAAGCCCGAGTTTCATCTCATTACCTTTCATAGTCTTATCTCTATTTTAGCAAATTGAATTGCCTCCTCAAGACATTTATCAAAAAAATCAGCATCCATCTCAAGCGTTTGTATTATTCCGGTCGAGGTATAGCGCGAAAACCACACTATATCAGCGACCGGTATTAAACGTTTTTTGATTCTTCATCATCAAAAAGGGTCATAAGAATTTCCAGGTCTTCATCATAAAGATCGAGAATGTCCTCCAAAACCACCTGTTTTCCATTAACCTGGAGCATTGATGCAAATTGGGCGTATTTCACAAGATATTCTTTGCCCTTAGGCTGATTTTCTGCGTCAACCAAGTCGCGTACTTTAACGCGTTTTTTTTCAAAAACCCGTCCATCACTTAGCGTGACGGACGTTGGTTTATTCTCAGATTTTGCCATTTGTTAAAACTTAAAACTAAATACCAAGATTTTGTTTGTAAGTAGCCAATTGATCTACTCCATTGATTCTGAATATGTTGTTCTCAACATCTATCTCTATGAGTTCTTGACCATTTACAGTTTCTTTTAGATAAGATATGTCGAGTTTTGTTGATAGGTCGGTATCTTCTTTTGCTTTAAAAGAACCAATTCCATAAGTGGCCGGAGTTCCTTTTAGATCAACAACAACCGGCTGTTGGCTTGATATTGCTCCACCGGAATAAACGCACTTATTTGACCTAATTTGCAATATAACAGCTTGATATGGATTTGCACAAGCTATTTGAACGTCATTTTCCGGATAATTCCATTTAATGGTTGCTTCCATAGCATCAAATCCATTAAAAAATTTAAGCGTCCCAATGAGGCCTAACGCTTTATAATCCGATTTGTTATAAGGAATTTCCGGCAAATCTACTTCTTGAGCCTGTCCATGCGTTGATGTTCCGTTAACATAAACATTTGCATCCTGTACTTTAGAAATTGTTAGTGCCATGGTTTAAGATTGTAAATTGTTTAATAAAGAAGTATCTACGATCGTATCAAACGTAATTCGTTCTGCGGGAGTAGGCGACATATAGGTGTTTGTGAATACAATATGCCCCTTCGCCAACTCGGCACTGCTGTTTTTAGCGGGGTCATAGGTGCACTTACTACCTTCAAGCATCGCTCCACGTTTGATCAATGAATTGAAATAGTTATTTACCGTAATCAAAATCATATCTACATACGCTTGAATTATAGGTATGTCCAAATACGGCATCGAGGCCATCTCAATAGCGTCATCGATTATATCCATCGTTCTTTTAACGCATTCAAAGGTAGTCGGGTCGGTGTTAGTTGGAAATGAAGCGTTTCTATTCCCCCATTCTCTGAATCCGGTCCCAAAATTGTTGAATACTGTCGTAATTCCCTGCGCATTCAACTGATTTGCCTCTGTGGTAGGATCATTGATCATCGCCGTGATTGGAATCTCCAATCCACTAACGCCGGTTAGATCATGATTTGAACTAGATACCCAAAACCCCCCTCCAGAAGCGTCCGCGGTATAATCAATAGCTGCCCTTAAGCCTGCCGCATAAGCCGAAAAAGGTTGAATGGTCCCGGATGCATCCTTGATCATCGGGTATAAAAGTTTCGCCCTGGTACTTGTCGTCGACCACAGAGCGGATGCCCCACGAAGTGCCAATGCCGCCGAAACGATCGTGCCAGTTGGCGCATCCAAATATGCGCAACCCTTCATGTTTTCAGCTTTAGCTATCAAAGCGGCAGCAACTGTCGCCAAACTTGAATATCCAGGCGCGATGAAGATACGAGGTTTAAAACCATACACAGAATAGGCAAGATCAAATACATAAAGTCCAGTTCTCGCTCCAGTTGTGGCATCTAACGTTCCAATAAAATCGGTATCAACCGGAGTTGGCGTTCCAGTTCCGACACAGACGACAAAAACCGTGGCTGGTCCCTGAGCGCGTATAATGCCTAGCGCGTTTGGAATCGTTCCGGTTGTTCCAAAAACCGCATCATCCACAGAGGAATTGCATAAATATAATTGATTCAGGGTCCCGGTAGCTGCGGTACCTATCAGACCAATGACAGCCGTTTTGGCGGTATTGATCACGCCGGCTCCTGGCATTATGATTGTCTCAACCCCATGTAAGAAATCACTCATCTTTTAATTTTTTAGATTTTTCTACTTTACTGATATAGCCCCTGTATTCCAAGGACTTAATATAGTCCGTTTCGGGAAATAGCATTTCATCCCCCTCGTGAGATATATAATCTTTACCCTCATGCGTAAAGGCTATAATTCCGTGATTGTTTTTATAAGTCGTCATTGATCAACAAATTGAATGTCCTGAAATGTTGAGACAATCGCATCCGGCAAGTTTTCTGTAACATAGGTCTGCATTGAAAAGTCAATAAAATAATTCCAATCATTTTGAATTGCCCCACCTTCAAGAAAACCATGTTTGTCAAGTTGTATTTTAACAAACCCGGAAAATTGATATCCCAAAAGTTTCTGCCCTATCTCTTCGACAATTGCCAAAATTCCACCTTGACCCAAACGCGTTCTAGCTCTTATCACGGCCTCAAAGTTCAAAGTTTCTTTTTGAATAGTAGCCCCGGTATTATCCGGTTCGGCGAAATCAGACGAAATCAAATAAATGAACACTCTAGGTGTAGTGAAGTTTCTTCCCAAATCCATTTCATTATCCGGAAAAGGACGAGCTTCATAATTTGTTGAGGATATGAGCTCACACAATTGATTTTCTAAAGACTCGTAATCAACCATTTGCCAATTCTCCAAACGCTATAAAGGTTTGACCGTCAAACTTTGTTCGTACTTCCCTGATTGCCAATGTGATATCCTTTACTGTAATTTCTTCAATTATACCCTTATCAACAGACTCTTTAAGTCCTTGAAACTGATTGATATAGTATTCAATCGAATAATCGTAAGGCCTGTATTCGAATTTATTCTGACCAATTGAAATAGGATCGTTTGGACTTTTGAAAAAGACTCGAGCTTGCTGTTGCAATGTTCCGTTCGATGGAGTCCAAGTAGCCAGGTCGCCAAAAATCGCACCCGTCACGCCAAAAAGGGCTGCCTCAAAACCATCGAACGTACTCATTGCAATCAATTATTAATCATGAACCATCAAATCAATCCCCTTCAAATTTGTTAACAGTTCGTTAACAACAGCCTTAGTGGCATTTGCAAGAGCGATCACACTTGCCAAGTCACTTGAATCAACAACCGAAATAGCAGGGATATTGGCAGCCGGCCCGGTGGGCGGGTTATCAACAATCAATACCTGAGCAGTAGGGTCGGTCAACAAAGCGGAATTATAGGCATAGCCGACAAGAATATTCCCACTCGCTGCGGTTGTTACAATCTTATTAGTC